ACCAGAAATTTTCAGTCGGGAACATATCTCTTCAAGAATCGTCGCTTCCAGACTGCGGTACAGTTCGGCCAGATCTTCTGGGATGGCATCGAGAATCTCTGGGGTGAATGGATACCTCATTCAATCTCTTCTTCCTCCTCGTCCGTCATATCCTCCATCTTTGGCAGCATCTTCTTTGCCGTGGCCTCGTCCTCGTTGTACCACTTCATGCGGTACTCCCAGTCGTTCATGATTCCCGCAGCCAGATCCTGTCTGTCGTTGTTTCGCTCCGTAGTCTTGTCCTCGATGATGGAGTCATCAAAGTCAATGGTCACTTTTGCTTCTTCGTTCAGGCCTTTGTTCATAGCCGCATTCCCAAGCCGAAGAATGATATGGCACAGCTCTGTAATAGCCTGTTCCAAGATAATTTCATGCTTCTTGATGGTGCGGAACATGGTGCTATTCTCGCTGATGACCTGGGTGGCCGTGGTGATATTCCCACTGTCAAAGCGGTAGTACGTCTCCCCAAAGCCGCATTTGCTGGACAGCAGATTAAGTTGTGTCTGCACGCCCTGGGTGTGTTCCGCCGTTCGCAGGTTCATGTCGATAGGCTGGATGATGTCCCCGCCCTCGATGTCCTCCGGCAGCATATAATAGGCAAGGTCATCAGGGTCAAAGACCGGCTCGCCATCCAAATACTTCTGCGCGGACGGCTTGACCATAACCCGCTTTTTCCCGAGCACAAACTCATTGACATAGCTGTCAAAGGCGATGTCTACGCCCTTCATGCTGTCGATGGCGTTGGCGTATACCGAAATCCCGAGCGGGATAGAGTAATCGAAGTTGTTGGCGATGTTTGGCCGATCAATGACAAACTGCCGCCGGTCGCTGCCGGTGTGGACCACGGGCGGCACCCGCTCAAACCCCTTCACTGAGGTCAGCGGAACCTCAGTATCCACGTTATGGTTCCGATATGTATACAACCGATTCTCAATGTCGTACAGACCGTCCACCTTCCGGTGAATTTGCAGATAGCAATAATCATCCTCGTTTACGTTGACGATACTGTCAAAGGCACATTCAGTAATGACGCCATTCTGCCAGGACAGGGGCCAAATATGCTCTACCGTAACATAGTCGATAATTATATCGGTGGCGCTTCCTGGAATCGGCCCTGCTTCCGTGGCCTCCATGCCCACTACACGGGGAATAAAAGCCACCGTGCCAAGAGCGAAGGCCATTTCCTGCATCTCATTGGAGCGCACGCGAAAGTTGTTCTCATTCAGAACCCGGTCAATAAACTCCTGCTCCTTTGTGCCATCCAGAGTGATTTCAACCCGCTCATTCATAAGCAGATTAGCCCAATCTTCAGGAATCTTCTTCCCCATGTTGAGACTGTACCGCTTGCAGCTCACCATCCCGGCCCCGTTGCGCACCCGATATCGGTGGAACTCCTTCACGTCTCCCTCATACCAGGACTTCCACTCCAGAACCTTGCCGTAAAAGCCCGCGCTGACGGTGGCAAAGCCCAGCTCTTTGAGTTTGTCGATGATAGTCACTTTCTCACCTCATTACCGGGAAATACCGGACCAGAATAGTGTTTGCGAAATATCGTATATCATCCATGGCGTGGTCGTCTGCCTTGATGACCTTGTCCACAGTGGATTCCTCGTCCCATCGGTATAGGCCAAATTCTCGGATGGCGTCTTTACACTGGCGGTGTATTTTAAGTTCCCCGCTTTTGAGATAGACGGAAGTGCGCCGTATCCCGTCCATTACGTCATTGTTCGCTTTGACCACATGGAACTCATTGTGTCGGAATACCGTAGTGATGAAAGACGCCGCCGACGGGTCAATGACCACATAGTCCACGTTATAGCCGTCTGCCAGTTCCCGTATCGCCTGGTAGTATTCTTCATCAGTCAGCTGCTTCTGCGTCCCACGCCCGCTGTAATAATACTCCTTGATTCGGACAGCCCCTTGCTTTGTCACGCACCAAAGGCCGGCGGAAAATGGGTTGAGCGTTCCATAGTCCACGGATATATAATACCGGCCCGCCGGCGGTTCCTCGTCCACGATGTTGCTCTCGCCAAACATGGGGTAGATTAGTCCCTCGGCCAGCGCCCACCGTCCCAAAATATAACGGTCGTAAAAAACCGTTCCTCGATACTCCCGCTTTAGGTTCTCCACAAAAGCCTCTGGGAGAAACGGATTATCATCAATTGTGTACGTTTGGCTGAAAACATCCGCCTTGCTGTCCAGGAACGCTTTTAGCCAATGATTCGGTCCCTGTGGATTGTACGTACCGTCAAAGCATGAATACGCTTTATCCAGGCGGCTTTTCAGCAGTTCAAAGACTTCCTGGCTCCAGTCTGCCACCTCGTCGCCGTAGCAGTATTTGATGGACGCGCCGCGGATTTTCGAGACCTGGGAAACCTTTTCAGCTCCAAGGCAGTAGCACTTTTCCCCAAATATCCACGCCGTATTGTCGCTGGAGATCGTGCCAACAAGAGCATCACCATAGATCGTTCGCATAGGCTCAAGCACATTCCGCTCAATGGTGGACTTGGTGACTCCAAGGATGACCGTCAGCCCGTCCTTCCCGACGCGCTCCCGGATGCGGATTGGGATAATCCACCGAAAATCAAGGTATGTTTTCCCCGAACGAGTAGCCCCTCCCTTAAAGTTCCAGCGGTGATTCCCCTTTCGGACAAATTCAGCTTGTTTCAGACTTAACAGCATCCCTGAACTCCTTCAACAGCCCGTCCAGCTTATTCAAGCTGTCGTTCCCGCTGGCTGTGTTCTTTGTTGCCTTGTCAACGATAATCCCGAAAGAAGTGGCGATTTGAGACAACCCGGCATCTCTTATCTTTTCTGGGTCTGTCAGCGCCATTAGGTGCAGGTCGATCGCTTCCTGCATCTTCTCTTTGCGGGTCTCCATGAAGGCCAACATATCCAGCGTGTTCTGCTTCTTTTTTTGTTGCGCCTTTTGGGCGAATCCTTCGCAACCTAACACAACACGCTTAACGGTATCTTTGGAAACCCCATTGATTTTCGCCGTGGCGTTATAGCTCTCGGTCTCCAGATAATCAGCCACAATTTTCTTTTTTTGTCTGTCTGTCAGCCGTGCAGGCACAAATCACCACCTCGTCTTACCTTTTTCTTCTTTTCTTCTGCGCCTCTGATATGAATCCTGTTCTTTCTTCTTCTCTAACCATCCGGTCAAGAGTGCCAAAAGAAAACGTACCTCTTGAATCGATAAGCGTTTTCGCATTGGCTTGGTTCTGGAAAACATAAGTAATTTCTCGGCGAACAGTTCCAACAGATTTCACTGAAATACCTGTATCCATTCTCCCGCCGTCAGTGAATACTTTCCTTGCGTTTCGTTCAATCGTATCCAAGTTTGTATATGCCTGGTTCCTAATATCTGTTGCCCACGCTATCTGCTTTTCGCTGCCGACAAGTTTGGGGAGTGATGCAATCTTCCCTCCGCCGCCTCCAGCGCTACCTCTTCCGCCCATTCTTTCGCCTCCCGACAACGTCCTCATAGTGAGGTTTTATTCGTACCACATTCCAGTCAAACTCTTCCGGGCATTGCCCATACCATAGAATTTCAGATGGTTTCAGCACCTCAATAGCCCGCCTACACCCAACGGCGAAGGCTTCTTGCGTTTCTGGCCTCGCCTGTGTCCCGACACTGGAAATACTAATGATTGCATTGCGTGGTTCTCCGTCAAAGCACCAGTCAAAACTATCCGGTGTGCTCCAACAGATTGTTGGTATCACACGGATACCGTGCATCTGCCAATATGCGCCCATCCAGTGCTTTCGGTAGTGGTTATAAATGCGCATGGCAACTGGCATATCGGTATACTGCGAGAAATCCGGTGTACATACTGCCCCAAAAGCAGATAGCAACGAGATGTAGTCATCTGGCCGGTTCCAAAGTCTGTTGAACTGGTAATCATCCAAATAAAAGTGGATGCCTTTACTTTTCCGGTTTTTGGCTGTCTTGGCGTAATTGAACGGTATCCATTCCAGATGCCGGATATCGATATGTTCTGACTGAATCTCCGGGATACCGTATGGTGGAATCCCCGCAAATACAGTCTTGTCTAAATTTTCAAAATTTAGCATAACGGGCTCACCACCTCTCGCCCAAGTAGAGTCTAAATCACGCCAAACACCCACTCCCTTTGAGGGCCAATATATTAACCCCGTAGGGGTTATATATATGGCCCTAAAGGGAGTACACCATCGCCGCCTACTGTCGAGCGCTGGCTCGGATACGGCCAGCCGTCACAGCCTGTTAAGCGATACACCCGTTTGGGTTGATAGCCACCCCCGTCTCCTGCAACTGCGGGGCGGCAAATATTTTTCAAAATATGTATTGACAATATCATATTTTATGATATAATTAAGTCATAAAAAGTAAAAGGAACAATATAGGAGGTAAAGTCATGAAACACTATGAATATTGCGTTTGCAAAGACGGCTGGATGATGGGTGCTTATATGGACGACAAGAAGGGAGCCGAGGATTGTGCCGCTCGTTATGCCTCCCAGTATCCTGACAGCAAGGTTGAGATCAAGGTCAATGTTTATGACGAAATGGAATACCGTTATTTCAAGGAGGTCGGTTGCTGATGACAAACAGAGAAGCATACGTGTTTGGCTGGGTGTTCGGTCGGCTCAACGCGGCGGCATATCCGCAGGAGATCGGAGGGGATCTCACCCTTGCCGCTCAGCGCCCGTATACAGCACTCGCCAGAGTCATTTCTGATGCTCACAGGCTTGGCCTCCTAAAGAGGGATCTCGACCGGCAGGTTGCTGAGGCGCTTTGCGAGATCACCAGCATTGACCCGCCCGTGGAGGGAGGGTCTGAAAAGTTCCAGCCCCTTGAAATGCAGGGGGCTTGGCAGTTAGGCTATTTTGCCGGTAAAGGCAAGCGTCCCCTTGCGTCTGTCGAGTTTGATATTGCCGCCGCCAGAAAGGCCAAAGGCTTGACTCAAGCCCAGCTTGCGGATGCGATGGACGTTAACCAGGCCGTGATATCCCGCTGGGAGAGCGGCAAGGTCAGCCCCAATGCCGGGAATTTGGACAAGCTGAAAGAAATTCTGAGCTAATCCTGCCGCCCCTCCTGGGGCGGCTTTTTTGCCCTCTCCAGCTCGTGCGCTTGTGGTGCCACCGCCCGCCTCAGGTGGCGAGGAGCGGCATATGGCGGACAGTAGGTTGTCCAGCCGCCCATTGGCATTTAATTTAATCGCGCAGTGCCTCTTTTGCTTTCCATCTGCGTTTGGAGCCGAGAGGCGGTAATGAGCCGCCACACGTCCACGGCGTTGTCCATGGCCGCCGCTTCCGCTTCTGCTACTGCACTCGGCATATGTGCGCTTCCCGCTTAATTGTCACACTCCGGTCTTGGCGGCGACATCATGATTAGCCACTCGCAGGGCAGTTTTCAGCTGGATAGCGCCGGGGCAGGTCATAGCTGCCACCGCTTTTTTGCCCGACACTATGACTGTCGGCTCGCCGCATGGAGGGCGCGGCCCTCCGCCCAGTTTATCGGGTGGTTTTCAGCCTGCGGCATATTGCACACGGAGGGGGGTGGCGGCAGATCACCGACGCCACCCCCGCCATGTGAAGGAGGAAGGGGGATGAAAAAAATGGGAGCGCGGGGGCACACGCTCCCACACTCCCATTTTCGCATATACCATGCTCTCCGATTCCCTCATGAGGGAATCACAGCAACTTTTTCTGTGAAATAATGAAAAGTTACATTGCATTTGGGTCGTCTGTTCTCCCGAGCAGGTAATCCACAGATACATTGAAATAGTCTGCTATTTTTACAACAGATACTATTTCAGGAATCACTCCATCCCGCTCATATCTCAAAATTGAGTTCTTACTGATGCCACATAGCTCCGCGAGAACACAGGGCTGTGTTCCTTCCTTCTCCCTCAACTTTTTTAGCCTCTCCGGGAACTCGTTCACGGGCTATCCCTCCTTCGGCGGGTCTGGGAGAGGCATCCAATGCGTAACCTCCATTGACCCTCCACCCATCTTTAGACCTGGTGTATAAACTTTTCCATCTTCCAGTCTAAACATCCAGTTTCTGAAGCCTGTAATAACGGTTAATCCGTCGGTAACTAAGACCATCTCATTTTCTTTTTCCGGCAGCCTCTCCTTGACGCTAATCCACTCACTCACACTGTCCGCCCTCCCCGTCGTGGATGGAGCCCTCCGCAATATCCCTTGCCTTTACTGCGTCTGCAAGAGTACGATAAGCACCGATATATTTTTGCTTTCCATTTATGTAAGCATAGGCCTCAAATTTCCCATGTTTCGAGAAGCAAATATTCCGTTCTCCTGTTTTATTTGTTGCCCTCAACCTTCGCTTATTAGGGGCGCAGTTTTCTTTATGCGTAACAAACTGGCAGTTATTGGGCGTATAATTCCCGTCCACGTCAATTCTGTCTATCTCTAACCCTGCTTTATAACCATGCGCAATCGCCCAGTCGCAAAAAGATTTTGGATCGCTTCTCCATGTATCATCCATAGTAATCCCACGCGCCCCATACCATCTGTAACTTTTGGCGTTTGGGTTTTCACATCTTGTTACAATCTGCCCCCACAGGCGATATACATCTGTTCCTTTATACCCATGTGTCCGCATATAGCACCTCTCCATTATCCAGCCGCTTGGCTTTGAAAAGGATTTCTTTGGTCATTGGGCACCTCCGATGATCTCGTCCAATGTGGCCCGCCTTATGCTCCTCAGCGTAGGAAACGTTTCATCAAGGTTATCAAGACTGCCCTTATAGTTGTCTTCGTCATCATACATGTAAAATGTCTGTCCCACTATATCAACGTATGCCAATGTTTTAACAACTGGATATAGCACTTTGATAGCCTTCGCCCTCTCCACCTCCTGCTCCGTCCAGCGTGGCTTGCGGATGATGCGGTCGGGGTGGTTGATAGCTTCTGTCAAAATAGCGCCAAATTCTTGACCGTTTTCTCCAATGGCTTGTCCATCAGAGCCAATAGAAAAGGCAAACTCTCCAACCGGAAAATTCACCGATATAATTTCTCCAACCTCAACCCCCAGCACCTCGCAAATTCTAGGCTTGTCCATGTTGTCCCCCCTCCTTGATTTTCAGGTACTTTTCGATGGCTTCGTCCAGGTTGGCATCCCCCTTTGTGTATGGCACCCAGCAGCTTCCGTCCTCTTTCCGGTACTGGCAGCCCTCGTTCTCATCCCAGGAGCAGCAGGGGCCGGGGCCGCCGTGAGCACAGTCGCAGCACATACCTTCTATGGTGTTGGTTTCCTTATGTTTTGCCGCCTCCGGCATATCATCCTCCACCACCTCGTAGCCCATAAGACTGGCGACTTCGTGGGGATGGTCTTCACACCATTTAACGCAATCATAGATCTTGCAGTCGCTCTTCATTGCTTCGTCGATTGGGCAGCTCTCACAGTCCATCCTGCTGGCGCAATACTCTGCGCTCGCTTGATCTACATCTAACAGTTTCTTGCTCCTAAGCTTCATGGTCGGCCTCCTTTCGCTCTCCAACGCTACAATAATCGTCCGGCATCATGTCACGCTCAAAATTGTCACAGTAGACGATGTTGTCTCCCGGTCTGGTGGCATATATACACTCCCGGCACCTGACCACAGGCACGGCGGAGATGGTAGGGGCGTTTATCAATGCCATATATCGCTCTTGAGCAGTTTTACATTCCAAATTGAATTTATCGAGTAGTTCGCTTCTATCAATCAGCCTCATGCTCGTCCTCCTCGTCCATGCGAGCGCCGCACGAAGGGCAAAACATAAATTTACTTGGCTCAATGCCCCAGTTGTTATTTTCGTCTTGATGGAATAAAGAAACCCCACAGTTTGTACAGCATACCCCAGAACCATAATCTGACCAGAAAGCGTGCCGCACCTCCGCAACGTCGGCGGCGGGGAGCCCCTCAAAGTCCGAAACAACAGAGGCACATGATTCGTCTGCGAAAAGCCATAGCAGATTGATAGCATCCGCCTTCTCGATGTACTCCTTCATTCCTCCGCCTCCCACTGTTTCTTCATGTCTTCGTATAACTCTTCCATCTTTCGGTTCCACCCCTTGAGCTTCCACAGGACAAGCAGGCCAAGCGCCATCCACTCCAAAGCGGCTATAATTGTAAGAATATCAGCCATCCTGCTCCCTCCGTAGTGCGGCCTCATATTCTTCTTTTGTGATGACCCCGGTCACTTTCATGGTATACAATCCATCTTCATCTTTTGGGTTATAGATGGACACCACGCCATATCCGGGCTGGAACACCACGCACAGCCCCTCATTGTCCGCCTGGGCCAGTTCGCGGAGGCGTTCAGGTGTTATACCAAGGGCTTGTCCGGCCAACTTCAAAATAGTATCCTCACTAAATGCTCGTTTGAAGTCCTCCGGCTCCAGGCCCGTGTCCTCGTATGCGGCGAGGCGGTCAACAGCTTTTCTGGAATACTCGGTATCGCCGATACGCAAACGCCACTTGCCGCCGTCAAAGTATGTCAGCCGTTCCATGCTCACCCCTCCTCCGGGCCGCGCCATTTCCAGTTACATTTATTGTTATCGCGGCAAGTTTTGCACCTATCGTCCATCTTCCCATCTGAAAGATATTGCTTTCCGCTCCATGCGCACTTCGCACAGAAGCCACGCCAAGATTCAATAGCTGCATCCCTTTCCCGCTTCACCTGCTCCAGCTCGGCCCGCAGCTCCTTGTTTTCGGCTTGGAGCGTGGAGATGGCGGTGGCGGCATTGTCCAGCACGTCCTCCTGATCGGCAAATGCCCGCCCAAGAGTTTTCCCATTTCGATATGCGTCGGCATCATTCCTCAATCGTCTAATCAGCTTCTCAATGTCCATCAGGTGTCCTCCTCCGCTGGCTGCTGGAGCCAGTTCAGCCGACATTGACGGCACGACACTCCGTCGCATTGGCAATCCTCAAAATCTCTTATGCAAATCCCGGCTATCATAAGCCATTTTGCAAGCTCCTCGTCGTCCATGGCCCGGATGCGGTCAGAGTTGGATAGGCTCTGATCCGGGCAAGGGCCTTGCACACAATACGATGTTATGCCGTCTGTGCTGTACTTTTCACACAGACCACCAGGCTTATAGTAGACACAGGGGTATTCTAGGCTCATGCAGTTTCCTCCCTCTCCGGCGGCCCATCCCAGGCCGTCCAGTATTTTCCGTACAGCTCCATTGCAAACGGCTTGATGTGCTTGCAGTATAGGTACCCGTCCTTTACCCCCTCTGCAATCTCCAGGCCGCCCCATTGGAGCTGGGCTATCCCTGCTCCCTCAATGTAGATTGCGGTCTCCTGGGTGATGGATTCCAGCTCTGCGCGGGTATATTGGTGTCTCATGGCGATACCTCCGGCGGGCGGCGTACTATGTGCCACACGCTTCCCTTTTTCGTGAAATGCAGATACTTATCTTCCCGTTCCCCATGCTCTATCCGAGCTGCGGGTTTGCCGCATTTTTGGCAAAATATGCTGTAATTTAATCCGGCGGTCTGCATCCCGCCTTTTCCACTGCCGCTCATGCCTCTCCCTCCGGCGGGCGGCGGTAGGCGAGCCATGTTTGGCCGTATAGTTCTCTATTTCCATAATCGTACTGGTCAAACGCCGACACAAACAAAGCCTTAATATCGTCAACGGTATGCACTAACACCCAGCAACTTTCCCCATCTTCCAGCTCGACGATATATACAGGCTTTGCTATCATATTGTCCAGCTCATTCCATGTCAGCGGCTCGTTCGGCGGTTCGTTAGGGACATTATTGCCCTCACCAGGCGGTGCGGGGAGTGGCATCCAGTGGGTGATTCCAGCGCCGTCATAGATTCTATCCCAATGATATTTCCATCGTTCTATCATTTTCCCTCTAACCTGTGCACGCTCCCAAATCATCGGTGCTACATGGCCATTTTTATCGCAAGAAATAACCATTTTGCTGCACCAATCCTTCTCTGGCAGTTCCGGAAGCCTTTCCTCCACGCTCACCCACTCGTTCTGCGGGGTGAGGGTGGGCATATTAGAGATCGCCTGCAAAAGCGCACCCCGTTCAACAGCGGTTAAATCTGTTTTCTTGATATACTCCTTTAGCGCATCCGAATCAATCGCACTCATCTTTCAGCGCCTCCTTAACCATGCGTGGGCTTCCCTTTGTGGGGATTTCTTGCGTTGGCAATAAAAGCATCCATAATAAGCGTGAGACGATTATGTTTGACTTCGCCATTTCCATCGATATAAAAGTTTTTCATGCTCCACCGCTGGAGTTCTCGACCAAATGGATAGTCTACAACTACGTCTTGCCCAATTAGGGCTATAAATTCATTTTTTGTCATTGTTTAGCGCCTCCAGTCTCTTTCTCAGTTCCTCCCACGCCTCTGGGGTGAGAGGGCGGCCACATTGAGAACAGTATTGGTGTCCCCACCGCTCCCATGCGATTGCTGTATCAGGATCTTTGCAACGGTTACACCCAGGCCACACCCGCTCTACCTGCTCCCGGCTGACGGGGCGGAGGGCGGCAATTGCCATCTTAGCGGCTTCAACCTCAGTCGGCTTATATGTCCAGTATTCGATTATGTTTTGCAATGACTTGATCGCTTCTTCTCGCGTCACGGCTGGGCCTCCTTTTCCAGCAGCTCCATCTCCGCAGCGCTCAGGATCAGCGCGCGGGTGTTCCATATCTGCCGTGCTTCTTCCAAGTCGTAGCCCGCCGCCATAAACCCACACAGGCATTCAATCATTACGCATGCCATTACAGCCCTGTGCTTTGTGTCTTCACCCCTGCAACCCGGGCATGGCAGTAGCACCCCCGCATCCGTCAGCCGCTTGGCCGCCTCTTTATTGCCTAGAAGGGCTAATTTGATATCATCCATGTATAATTCCCCTCTCTATGTCCGCTATGGCCCGAAAGATCGGATAAAACTGCTGGGGCACTACGGCGTTTCCGAGGCATTTAAGTCGGTCCACCCGAGAGGGAACCCCATAAGATATTCTACCCACGTCGGGTTCAGCTGGCCACCAACCTCCGTTTGCAACTGATGCTCCCTGTTTTTCCGGTAATCCTTGCATCCCCTGTTCTTCCAGTCCGTTGCAATCGGCGTTGGCCACATCTTTACCATCCCGCTCAAATTTGGTTCGCCTCGGCTGTTGTGATAAAATTCCCTGTTTGCCGAATCTGACGCAATCGGAGTTTTCCAGAGAATTGGGTCTCCATCCTCTCCCGTTATGTTTTCTTTCCAGCGCTCTACACCCGATAATCGCGCATCTGTCGCGCCTGTGCGGGGCGTCGACGGCACAAGCCGGAATAATAAACGCTTGGACGGAGTAATCCTCGCTTTCCAGGTCAGCGCACACCTGGTCGAGCGCCATATTGACGATCCCAGCAACGTTCTCGCCAACAACCCAAGCGGGCCGGAGATCCGAGATAACTCTAAGCATTTCAGGCCAGAGGTAACGGTCATCCTCCTTGCCTCGTCGCTTCCCGGCAACGGAAAACGGCTGACAGGGGAATCCGCCCGAAATAATGTCAACTGTTCGCAGTCCTGTCTTTTCATAGAAACTCTCCTTCGTCAGCGTGCGGATGTCCCGCCAGCGCGGCACGTCCGGCCAGTGTTTTTCCAGCACGCGGGTGGGATAATCCGCCCACTCGCACTGTCCGACGGTGGTAAATCCGGCCCACTCGGCGGCAAGGTCAAGTCCCCCGATGCCGGAGAAGAGGGAGAGATGCGCCAGTTTCGTCGCCTCGTGGTCGCCCAGAAGGGCGCGCATCTTATCGTCCATCGTTCGATTCCTCCTTGACTGCTTTCCAGCGTTCTTTGCGGCTACACGTCCCGACGACTGCATCACAAATGCTCTTGGACGCACAGCGCTCACATGGTCCCGCCCTAAAAAAACTGTTTCATATACTCTGTGGTGGTTGATATGGAGTATCCGGTTGCCTGGGCTATCGTCTCCGGCCCATACCCGTCCAGCGCCATGCGCTCCAGCAAATCGCGGGACGGTTTTGGCTTTTTCGCCCTGGTATGCAGAAGGCAGCCAACTTTTTTCGGGTTGCAGTCCGGCAGCAGGCACTGTCCACAGATTGCCGCCTCCTCCGCGTCCCGCTCCGTAATATTGCGTTCCACGATCGGCTCCATCGCGTCCAGGCTGCGCCAGGGTGCCACCGCTCCGCTGATGCCGTAGGGGTCTCTGGTGATCACAGCTCCGTCACCTCCACCCGAATACATCCCCCGTCCCAAAGCCTATGTATGACCTGCCTGTACCAGCGGTGATCGTCGTCGGGCAGCAGGTATCCCTTGAGCGCGTCCACCACGGCTTTGGCGATTGCTGCGTGGTTGTCAATGTCCAGCCCGTCGTCCCATGCAAAGGTGATGGAGACCGGCCCACGTACCATCCCGCGCCTCACACGGGCCTGTTTCAGCGCGACCAGGGTCAGCGCATGGAGCTCGTCGGCGTCCTTCTTCCGCTGCGCCCAGTGCTTGCCGGAGTAGTAGGCGTTCAGCCCAAACCGGCGGCAAAAGGCCGACTTGCCCTTCTTCGTGGGCGGGTATGGTATGTTAAACGCTGATTTTCTCCATCGTTCCGCTCCAACACTAGGGCAAACAGCGCATAGGCCACCTCGAAATGCCCCTTCGCCAATTCTACTCCGCCTCCGTCCAACGCAAAAATACCGATTTTCATATGACGCATGGCCTCTTCCGCCGCTATGCCTATCGCCTTATCCATGTCCATCTCTGGCTGCCTCCCAACTATATCTCTTTGTCGGGTTTTCCTCCCGCGTCGTAGTATCTCCGTGATTTGGTGTCGAACATCAACGGGATTACCTCGCGGCTGCCGGTCTCTCTGGCCTTGATAATCCTGATCCTGGAGTCAACTTCGTCAGATTCTTTTGCCCGCTCAACAGAAAAAACATTGTCAGCGAGGTTGGTAATCTCCGCCGCCCCCGCAACGTCGTCTGCTGTCAGTCCCGCCTCCTCTCCAGCCTTCCT